CTCTTCATTATTTATTAATTTTGAATATATATTATTTCTTTCAAATTTTAATATATTTGGAAAATTTTTATACAATTTTTTTTGAATTAAATCATTTGCTAATTTTCTACGAAAAATATTTACATTTGATTTTATATCATTTCGTGAATTATTATATAAATCTATATCAATTATTCTTAATATTGTTTCTAATATATTAAATGTATATTTTGTATTCACATTGTTAATAAGTTGATATATTTTTTCATAATTCATTATTATAAGAAGATTATATATATATATTGTATTATATTTCTATATGACTTATTTATTTTGAACTAATTCATTTTTATCAATATAATATACTAATTTTTCTAATTCTTCTAATATTTGTGGATTTACAGTATTTAAATTTACAAAAGCTCCATTATTATTTTTCATTATTTTTACATTATCTTTTTTTATTATTTTATATATTTCTATATTTTGTTCCATACTCAAATCTAATGAATTTATTTTTGATATTAATGAATTAATTCTATCCATTTATAATATATATATTTAATCATTTCTAAATAAATAATATTTAAAATTTAAAATTTTAAACAAAAAAATAAATTATATAATAGTTTTTTATTTTTGTTCACATAATAAAACAAATATTTTCAAATACTTCCATATAGTTTCTTTATCATTTTCTTCAATTGTTGACCATAAATTTTTTAAATCTAATTTATTATCAAATAAATGAATTTTAAAAATATCAAATACATCTTCATCTTCATTTTTAATTTTAATATTATGTGGATATATTTTTTTATAAAATAAATCAACTACCATTTTAGTATTTATTTGTAAACCTAATTTAATTTTGTTAGTATATTTTATTATTTTATTTTTAGCATAACTATCATCAATTATTTTTTCTAAAAAACAAAAATATTCTATAATTTTCATATTAAATAAATTAATATTATTATGTGTTATGTTTAACATTTTATAAATTATATAGTTATTATTTTAAATATATAGTTATTATTTTAAATTATTTATTGCGTATAATTTATAATTATTTTATTTATAATTATTACATATGGAACTATTATTAATTTATAGCAATAAATGTAAACATTCAAAAAATATAAAAAATTATAAAATTTTTAATGAAATAGATAAATTAAATATTGATAATAAAAATGAATTAAAACAATTACCTAAATATGTAAAATCAGTACCAACATTAATTATAAAAAAAAATGATAAATTAACTATTTTAAAAGATAAAGATTTATTACAATGGTTACAAATTAATTCTAATAATCAAAATTCAGTATATAATAATAATAATAATAATAATACTGAAGAAAAATGTGAAGTAAATGAATGTAATACTTTAGTAAATAACAATTTTTCTTCTCATTTTTCTTTTATTGATTCTGGTTCAGATAATTTATTAGAAAATTTTTATAGTAGTATAAATTCAAATACAACTATTAATACACCAAATATTGATAATAATCAAAATACAAGACAAAATAAATCTTTAGATAATGATTATGAAAGATTAATGAAAGAACGAAATAATGAATTTAAATCTATTGAACGTCATTAATTATAAACTATTAATAAATTCTTTTATTTTTTTTACTATTTGATTATCTTTTTTACTATAATCCTTATCTATATAATATTTTTTAAACCATTTAGCATATATTTCTAATTGAATTATACTTATATCTGCTACAAATAATGGAAATAATGGTAATGAATGACTTAACATCATATCTGTTAATCTTTCTAATTGTTTTCTATTTGGTATCCATAATCCCATAGGATCTCTAGGATTCCAAACATTTGGTGGTGTTCTTATATGAAAATTTTCATCTGGACCTAATGGTATCCAGACAAACATAGATGTCCAAGGAGGTTCTAATGGATTTGGTAAATATTTTCTTTGAAGCCATAAAAATGTTAAAAATTCTCTACCATTTTCAGTTATTAATTCATCTATTCTTCTTTGTAAAGCATTTTGTTTATATGTGTTTTTAATTTTTACATTTTGTTTACTTGTTATATTTTTTTTCATTTTTGCCTCTTTTTTTAATTGTGCCTCTTTTTCAGGACCATCTGGCATATTTTCACTTCCTTTACCACGTGGCTCATTTATTGGTGGTCCTTTTACTTTACCACCTATTTTTTTATGATTTTTATTTAAATAAATAATTATTATACATAATAATCCTAAAAAAAATATGTGTTTCATTAAATATATTATAAACACATATTAAAATTTTTTATTTACATTTTATTTTTATTTACATTTTATTTTTATTTATCATTTTCATTATCTAATTCTGTATCTAATTCTGTATCTAAATAATTCTCTTCTTCATTTATATTTAATAAATCATCTAATTTAATTTTATTTAATGTATTTAATGAAAACATAAATGCTATCATAAGTAAAATAGATACTTCAAAACTATAAGTTGATGTATAAAAAATAATAACTAATATTAACATTTTAATAATAGAATTATCAAATATAACAATTAATTCATTATTTAATTTAAATGATATAAATAAAATATAATATATTAACAAACTTTTTATTATAAATAATATAGAATTATTATTAAATAAATTTTTAAAATTATTATTAATATCTACAAACATATATTACTATATTATATTTTATTTTATTATTTTAATTTTTTTTTTACTCTTAAATCAGAAGAATTACATTTTCTACAATTTTTAGCTCTTATATTTAATCTAGCATAACATTTACGACATATCATTTTATCACATTTATTTTTTTCAGCCAATTTTTTAAGATTTGGATCAATCATATAAATTATATTATTTTTTATTTTCTAAATTATATTATTTTTTTGTTTTTATTATTTTTTTGTTTTTGTTATTTTTTTGTTTTTGTTATTTTTTTGTTTTTGTTATTTTTTTTACTTCTTTATATTCTCTATTATCATATAAAAATTTTATAATATCTTTTGTTTTTTGTTCATCTCCAAAATATGCATTAAATAAATTTATTAATGTTTTTTTTGATAAACTTTTATATACTTTTGTTTTATTATATTTTATTTTACCACCACCGTCTTTCGGATTAACATTAATAAAATCTATGTCTTTTTTTTCCATAAATGGTGCTAAAGCCGCTTTTGTTTTTTTTAATTTTTCTGTTATTGTTTTTTTTGCTACATTTATTTTTACTAAATCATTTTCATATTTTACACACATATTTACTAATTTTTTCATTATTTCTATATCATTTTCACTATTAATTGTATTTTGTATAGTAGAATTATTATCTTCACTATCAGTTGATAATTCAGTTAGTAATTTATCATTTGATAAATCGGTTATTGAATTTTCACTACTATCAGTATCCGAATTACTCATATTTAATATTTTATAATTATTTATTAGTAATTATATTTTAAATTATTTATTTTAATTTATAATTTTTTATTATTTAGAATATTCTATATTACCCATACCTTTATCTATTTTTAATATATTATAATTTACAGCATATACTCTAATATTACATTTACGTTGTAATTCAACAGATTCTTTAGTTAAAGTAAATATTAATTGTGACGTATCTACTTTTGAAAAATTACATGTTCCCGAGGGTTGATGATCTTCAGGATATAAAGAAAATGAATATATATTAATTCCAGTACTTGGTATATTTGTATGATGTTGATATGGTTGTAAGAAATTAAAATATTTACCATCTCTTAAAGAAAAACGATCATGACCATTTATTTGTATTTTACCAGTTACTATAGGTGATTTACCTTTATCAAATAATGCTAAATTTCTAGAACCTGATACTAAAGTTTCACCATGTATAGAAGGTGTTAAAATACTATGAAAACCTGTATTTGATAATGCTCCTGTATTTGAACCTTGACCACTTAAAGGTGCTATAATTGAATTTGAATTACTATCTGTAATTGTGGTAGCATTATTTGTTATTGGAAGTCCCCATGATATATTATTTGAATTTCCACCAGACATTCCACCACCCATAGGATCATTAGGAGTTCCACTAAAATAAGTAGTATCAATACTATCAGTATAATTATAAAATTGTGGTCCACCTAAATTATTAGTATAAGTTAAATCTATATTTGATATAGGTTGAACAACCCATGCTAATTCTTTAATAGGATGATTAAAATTTAATCTAATTTTATTTGTTTGTGTATTTAATATTTCTTGTCCATTATATTGTAATTGTTCAATTAAATATTCATGACTATTTTGAGCAAATGTTCTTCTTTCTTCAGTATCTAAATATACATAATCTACAAATAATGAAGCATTTACTAATGTGGGTGGCGTTAATTTATATTTGCCTGTTGCCCAACAACAAGAATTATGATCATTTAATTCTACAATTATTTTAACTTCATTATATTGTAATGCTATTAAGGGTAATGCTAAACCAGGATTTTTACAAAACCAAAATTGTAATGGTATATATAATGTAGTTTCAGGCATTGTTGAACTTGATTTATCTGTATTATTATTTCCTTGTATTACTTGTGTTAATCGTGGAACATTTCCAACCATATTAGCATAACCACCTTGTTTTCCTGATTTTTGTGATAATTCATTCCAAATATGTAACCATTCTCCATAATGTTCATCAATTATTTGACCACCTATTTCAATATATACTTTTTTTATAATATTATGTCCTAACCAATTTAACCACCTAAATTTATTTGAAGAACTTGTTTCACAATCAATTTTAGGTAATTGTATTGATAAATACATTTTATGAATTAAATCACCATTTTTTGAAATAATACAATTTAATTTTCGTCCAAAATCTATTGTACCATTAAAATGTTGTTCTATTGATTCCATTGAAAAATTTGTATGTTGTTTATGAACCATTTTAAAAAATGTTATTTGAGGATTTCCTGTTAAAAACACATCTTGTTTTCCTTTTACTACTAATTGCATTAGACCTCCTCCCATATCTATATTTATTTATATATAAAAAAATATGCTTAAATATATTTTATTATATATAAATAAATAAAAATATCAATAATATATATTATTCAATGAACACATCTTTTAATTATAAAAAAAAAAATAGAAAAACACAAAAAAATACTAATACATTAGATTATCTTCATAATAAAAAAATAGAATTAATTAATAATAATAAAAAAAATGTAAAAAATTATAAAAAAAAATTAGATGATGTTCAAAAAAAATATAATACAATTTGTTTAAAAAAAAATCTCACAGAAACCGAATTAGATGAAAAATTTAATTTATATGATCAGATTACTAATTTAAAAAAATCTATTCAGTTTATTGAAGATAATAAAGAAGAAGAACAATATCTTTTAGATGTTGGTAATATTTTATTTGAATATTATGATAATGATAATTCATATGATTCAATAACAACTAATAATAATAATAATATTAATTCATATGATTCAATAACAACTAATAATAATAATAATATTAATTCTATAAATAAAACAACTACTATTAATACTAAAAATGATACTATAAAAAATACATCAGGTTCTTTATTAAATTATTTTGATAAAAAATGTATAGTTAATAATGTATCAACAAAAGGTAAATTATTAGATGATTATCTTAATATTATTGATAACACATATGAATCTAAAAAAAATAAAATTGTTGATGAAAATATTTGTTCTAAATGTAATAATAAAATTAATATTAATTATATTGAAGGTATTTCTATTTGTATTCATTGTGGTGAACAATATAATATATTAATTGATTCTGATAAACCTAATTATAAAGAACCTACATATGAATCTAATTATTTTGCTTATAAAAGAATTAATCATTTTAATGAATGGTTATCACAATTTCAAGCAAAAGAAAGTACAGATATATCAAGCGAAATTATTGAAAAAATATTATTAGAATTAAAAAAAGAACGTATTTTAAATGTTGCTAATATTTCTAATAGCAAAGTTAGAGAAATTCTTAAAAAATTAAAATTAAATAAATTTTATGAACATATTCCCTATATTATTAATAAAATTAATGGAAAACCACCACCAACAATAACAAAAGAAATGGAAGAAAAATTACGATTTATGTTTAAAGAAATACAAACACCATTTGAATTACATTGTCCTAAAAATAGAAAAAATTTTTTATCTTATTCTTATGTTATTCATAAATTTATTCAATTATTAGATATGGATGAATATTTAATTCATTTTCCATTATTAAAAAGTAGAGAAAAATTATATCAACAAGATAAAATTTGGAAAAATATTTGTAAAGAACTAAATTGGGAATTTATTAATAGTATTTAATTAACAATTAAATTTTCCAAATTCCGAAAAATCATCATTATTAAATGGTTCTAAATAACTTGAATTATTTAAATTTAATTTTAAATCTTCATATTTTGATTTTTTTTTTGTTTTTACATCATCTCCCTTACACATATTTTCCCATGCTTTTACCGGTTTCGTTTTTATATCTTCCTCCATTTCTATTTCTTCCTCATCTTCTATATTTTCTTCATCTTCTTCTTCATCATCTTTAATCATATTTGTATTTTCAACACCATCTAAAATTTCTCTATTATTATTATTATTTTTATTATTATTTTTTTCTTCATCCATTAATCTCATTATAAATGTATTATTTTCTTGTTGATTTAATTCAATATCATCTTTATTTGGTCTTTTTTGAACCATTCCAAAAGTATTTTGATTTTTTTCATCCGTTTTATCAGTAATATTTTTTCTCATACTTTGTAATTCATTTGATATTGTATCTATTTTTTTTTGTTCCTTTTCTATTTCATCATTTAAATTTTGAATATTAATATTTTCTTCTCCTCCATATATAGTTTTCTTTGATTCATTTATTTTTTTCCATTTATTATTACATAATAAATATACAATAATAAATAATAATAAACAAATAATTATTATACATATATTTAATTTACTCATTATAATATTATAATATATTATAATATAATAATTTATAACTTATTATTTTATTATCTTTATTTTTCTTTATCTATACACGGTTTTATTTAATAATTAATATATTATAATATTATAATGAGTAATATTCAATTAAAAAAATTTGATATGTCCTCAATTAAACCAGATAAAGTTATTGTTCTTATTGGTAAACGTGAAACAGGTAAATCATTTTTATGTAAAGATTTATTATATTATCATAAAAATATTCCTGTAGGTAATGTTATTTCCGCTACAGAAAGTGCTAATTGTTTTTATGGAAATATTATTCCAAGTATTTTTATTCATGATGAATATACACCAGAAACAATAGAAAATTTTTTAAAACGACAAAAAACAGTTAAAAAACAAATGAAAGATGATTTAGAAAAACATGGACATACATCAATTAATCCTAATGCGTTTCTTATTTTAGATGATTGTTTATATGATGCTAGTTGGGCCAAAGATAAAAATATTAAATCTTGTTTTATGAATGGACGTCATTGGCATATATTATTTATTATTACTATGCAATATCCCTTAGGTATTCCACCCAATTTACGAACTAATATTGATTATGTTTTTATTTTACGAGAAAATATTGTATCTAATAGAAAACGTATATATGATAACTATGCTGGTATGTTTCCCAGTTTTGAAGTTTTTAGTCAAGTTATGGATCAATGTACAGAAAATTTTGAATGTTTAGTTATTAATAATAACGCCAAAAGTAATAAATTAGATGATCAAGTTTTTTGGTATAAAGCAAGTGATCATCCTACTTTTAGAATTGGTGCTTCTGCTTTATGGCTTCATCATAAAAAATTTTATAATCCTGGACATGATGATGTAAATGATCTAAGACCAACTAAAAAAAATTTTCAAAAAATTAATGTTAAAAAAATAAAAAAATAAAATAAAAAACAATTTCTAAATTACTATTAAATTCTAGTCTAAATCCAAAATTTTTATATTAGATATTATATGAATATACAACGTTATCATCTTGATAACAATTATATTAATAATTTAAATATCCATTTAAATAATTTAAGCAATAATTCTTCCAGTATTATTTCTGATCTTAATAAATTAGAAGAATTATTACTTGAAATTCATACATATAATAATAATGGTTTAGATGTTTCTAATATTATTAATTTAATCAATACTCATAATAATGATCTTAAATTATGTCTTAATGAAGTTTATAATAATATTAAAGAAATTGATAATAAATTTTCACAAGAAACTATTCAATTAAATAATAAAACAAATACCATTATAAAAAAAAATAATAATGAAGAAGATGATAAAAATTTATGTTGTTATTGTTTCTATTTTAAACTTTAATTTTTTATAAATTTTCTATTCTATTATCTATATTTATCTTAATTTTATCCAATAAAATATTATATATATGTCCTATTATATTTCTTTCCATATAATCTGGTATTATTGTATTATTATTTGCTAATATTTCACTTACTATTATATCTTTATTATCATTATAATAATGTATAATATCTCTTATATTTTTTTTTATTTGTTTTTTATCTTCTTCTAATCTATTACTTTTATCTACCAACTCATCTAACATTTTTACATACGCATTTACTTTTTCTTTATTTTCCTCAAAATGTTTTTCACACATTTCCAACTTATTTTCTATTAATTTTATATTTTTATCCTTATTTTTATTTTCACTTTCTATTGTTCTATTTATATTTCTTAATTCTTCAATTAGTTTTTCCTTATATTCTAATTCTTTTTCTAATTCAAAATTTTTATTTTCTAATGTATTAATCATATTTGTATTATTTACTGTATGTGTTTCTTGTGTTGCTACTAATGTTTCTATTTTTTTTTTATTTATTGTATTTTCTTCTACTTCATTTTCTAAATTTAATTTCATTTTTACTGAGTCATTTTCTAAATCCTCTATTGTTTGATTTAAAATTTGAATTTTGGTTTTATCTGAATCATTAGTTACTTTTAATTTATTATATTTATCTTCTAATTCATCATAATCATTTTTATAATTTTGATATGCCGAATATAAATTTCCCATATACTATTTATTTTAAAAAAAAATTTTATATGATTTATTTATAAATATTTATTTAATTTAAATTCATTTTTTCTAATTCATTTATCATTATAATATCCTCATTTTTCATTTTTTGTCTTTCTAAATAACCTTTAAAATAACTCTGAATTTTTATTATATTTTTTTTTAATTGATTTATCTTTTTTCTTTCTGAATAACCTCTAATATATGCTTGTATATAAAATAAAGCTTCATCTGTTGAAATATAGTCTGTCAATCTACTCTCTTGTGATTGTTGTGTTCCCAAATCAGATACTATAAAATTATCTAATTCAATATTATCTAGCTCTTCTACTAAATTTTCTTCTTCCGCATAATCTTCATCTATTTCATTTTCTTCTTCTCCAGAATCTTCATCCGTTTCATTTTCTTCTGTCTCTAGATCCGTTAAATTTATTTCTGTTTCATCATCTAAAACTATTACAGTATTTATTCTATCTCTTTTTGCTTTTTTTATTATAAAATTATATTTATTAATAAATCTACGAATTAAAGTTCTTTCTTTTACTTTCTTATATGTAAGCATACAATGTTTTATTAAAGTTATTGTATCTGTTTTAACTGTAGAATTTTCTAAATTTAATTTAAATATATTAGTATAATATACATTATTATCATTGAATAAATTCTCTAAAAATAATAAAATTGTTTCATTATCTAATTTACATAAATTAAATTTATAAGAATAATTAATTATTTCATTATTAAATATTTTTAAGTAATAATTTAGATCAAAATTTGCTATTCTATATAACATAAAAATTTTAGGTATTTTTTTATATTTTTCTAATTGTTCATATATATTTATTAATTGTCCCTTATTAAATGCTTTATTTATAAATGGATTTATTGGTTCTTTACACATAACACTATATGTTTCAGTATCAAAATATGATAAATTTGAACATATTAATTTACACATTGTTTCAATTGTAAACCACCATTTTGTATTTTTAATATCAATTACATATATATTTTTATTATTTTTATTATATTCATCTAATGTATATAAATCTGTATCATTACAAGGATTTTTTTTAACTAAAATATTATATTTTATTATATTTACAAATCTTGATAATATTTTTTCCCGTTTTTCTCTTTTTTTTTTAATTTTTTTTAAAAATATACTTGCTAATATTTTTTTTCTATTTAATTTATTTATGTAACCTAAATAAAATTTTTTTTCATTTAATGTAATAAATGGATTAGTTAATATATATTTTTTTTTTACATTTTTTAATTCATCATCTGAATTAGCTTTTTTTATAAAACTAATATAAATATTATCAATATTACCACTTATTGTATTTATTTTTAAATTTTTCATTATAATTTCTTATTATATTAAAGTTATAATATAATCAATTTTAATTTTTTTTATATTATAATATATTATAATGCCAAAAAAAATAACTAAAAATATACTAAAAAGTATTTCTGATAGAAAACAAACCCAATTAGATTTTTTAGAAGATAACAAAAGTGCCAATATTGATACTACACTAGTAAATACTATTAATACACCACAATTTATGTTAGCTGGTTTAATTATTCCTATTTTATATTATGCTTTAATTAAAAAATATACAGATAATATATTACAACATCCTAATTGTACTTGTATTTTAGAAGAATATATAAAAGATATGAAACAAAAATCACTTTATCTTATTATCGGTCAATTTATTGTTACTATATTAAAACTTATACACGCACCACAATTAATTATTACTATTACATCTATTATTGTATTTATTATTCTTATTTTAGTATTTATTAATTGGAATAATATTACTAAAAATATTGAAAAAAATAATTGTGAATGTGCTGACACTAAAATTAAAAAATTAATATCTTTTATTGCTTGGACTCAAATAATTATAATATCTATTGCACCATTATTAGCTATTATAATGTTTGTTATGGGTTTAATTATATTATTTAATAAATAAAATTATTTATTTAAATTTATTTATTTAAAATAATCTCTTATATTATAATAAATGATAGATATAACATATTATTATAATTATTCTACCGAAACTATTAGTTATTATTATAGACAACTTAAATGTAAAGCAAACACTTTTTATTATCAATATTTACATAATCCTCCAAGGGATAATATATTTTTAAATATTTAATTATTTTTATATATTTTTCTTTTATATTTATAATTAGTTTCACCACATAATAAACTATTACAAGTATTAACTATATTATAAATACTATAACTATTATTTAAATCATCTTCTGTTAAATTATAATTTTGTTTTGCTACAATTATCATATAATGAATAAATATTCCTAATATAAATAAAAATCCACATATTAAATTATATGTTATTGATAAATTCAAACTTAAACTATTATATATTAATAAATTTATTGGTACTGTAAACATTATACAATCAGAATATAATATTAAATCCGCACTTTTAAATATCCATTTATATTTTTGTATTCCTGCTATTATAAATTCAACAGTTTCATCACGACAACCACGTAAATATTCTAATGTTATAAAACAAATTAATACACCAAACATAGATATTAAAAATCCTACTGATAATAAAAAATATGCTACACTCATTTCATAAGACTCCGTTACCGATAAATTTTTTTCTAATATAATTCCCACAAATTGAAAACCTGATAACATTATTCCCATATTTAATAAATCTCCATAATTATCTAATAAATCATCAAAAGCTGTATTTAATTTTTCTTTATCAATCATTTTTTTTTCTTCATCATAACAATTATATAAAAGTATATCAAAATAAGAACGTCCCGTTACTAATAATTTATGTATATCTTCATCTTCTATTTTTATTAAAGACATATTATATATTTTTCACTTTTTTATTTTAAATAATTATTTATACTATTTAAATAAATATTTTCAAAATAATATATAATGTCACAAAATGATATTGAACAGCAATTTTTATTAGCAATTGATTGGGTTTCTAAAAATAAAATGCCCGCTACACCCGAAGAAAAACTTTTATGTTATGGTTATTATAAACAAGCCACAGAAGGTGATAATACCTCTGATAAACCTTGGGCTATTCAATTAGAAAAATGTGCTAAATGGGAAGCGTGGACAGCAAATAAAGGTATGAGTCCAAATGAAGCAAAAACAAAATATAATTCTAAAATTATTGAATTACGAAATAAATATTCTATGTAATTTATTAAATAATTTATTAAAAAAAAATATATCATTATATTATATTATCATTATGAATATGTCAAATTTAAAAGAAATTAGTCGTATGACATTTGAATCTGAAGGTTGGATGATTGGATTTAGAACATGGACATTAAAAGCATATGATTCCATGGATAACCTTATTTGTACTGTTGGTGAAAATGAGAGACATAATTATTTAAAATATGTTCGTTTTATTGTTGCCTTAAAAAAAAAAGGTTATAAATTACGTAAATGTGATCGTGAAAGATTAAAAAGCGGTGAAAAAAATTTTTTAATGAAATGTTATATATCGCAAGCAACTAAAAATGATTTGTATGAAATAGCAGATATAGCAGGAGTATCTCAATATCAAATAAATAATATCAGAACACTTTCGCATAATGAACAAGAATATATTGCTGAAAGTGTTGGTTTAGAATATCACGAATTAATGGATAATTTAGATAAATGGTAATTATATTACTAATATTAAATATTTAATAGTTTTATTATTTCTTCACATTTTAATATATTTGATTTATATATTGGAGTACCATCATCTATTAAACTATTTTTATATTTATTTAAATCATCTAATGGTGTATTATTCCATCTATCAATTACTTTTTTATCTACTTTTTTTTTTAATAAATATTCAATCACATTAATATGACATTCACTACACGCTAAATGTAATGCTGTTCTTTTATCATAATCATAACTATTTAAATCTACACCTTTTGATTCTAATATTATTATACTATTTAAATCACCAATACTTGCTGACATTAATAATGTATATATATTAAAATGATTATTTGCTATATCATTTTTTAATATTATATTATTATTTTCTTTTAATATATTATCATATATATGAAAAGGATACAATTTTGTTAATTCCTTGAAAAATTCTATTCCACGTGAACTATTTCCTAATTCATCTAATTTTGGCGAAAATACCGCTATACCCATTACATTTGGTATTATTCCCATCACTATTCCCGATACTCCACTTTTTGCTGGTATACCTATTGTATATGCCCATTCACCTGAATAATCATACATTCCACAACTTGACATTAACGATAAAGCATTTTTTACTATTGTATTCGAAAATATACGTTCATTTGTTAATGGACATATACCTCCATTAGCTAATGTAGCAGCTATTATTGAAGCTTGGGTACAATTTATTTCAATTGAACAACATTGAAAATAAAAATCTAATGTATCATTTAAATCACTTCCATCCCATTCTCTACCATATTTTTCCTTATTTATTCCATTTTGAAAAGCATTTGATTCTTGCATCATATATGCTAAACAATTATTACGATCCGCACTAGCACGTTCTGATAAATATACTGATGTACTAAAATTTATTTTTGAATTTGCCGCTAATTTTGACCAATATTTTATTATTTTATCAAATCTATTTGCTAAACTATTTTTATAATCTATTAAAGACGCACACATTATTGCTCCACTATTTATTAATGGATTATGTGGTATTTTTTCATTACTTAAACACAACTCATTAAAATTACGACCACTCGGTTCCCTTCCCACAAAATTATGTATATAATCCGCATCTTTTAAATCTGATGCTATTAAATATGTTATTGGTTTACTACATGATTGAACACAAAATTCAGTTTTATAATCACCCTTATTATATATTTGACCATCAATTGTACACATTGATACACCATATAAATCTGGATTTACATTTGCTAATTGTGGTATATAATCTGCTAATTTACCATTATTTTTTGTTTTTGTTTTTTCATAAATATTATCAATTGAATTTGTAAATTCAGACCAATTATTTATAATTAAATCATTTTCAAATATTTTTTTAAATAATATTACATTTGTATTTAATAAATCTACAAACATTGTTTCATTTATTTCATCATCTATATTTTTTATTTCTTCCTTAATTCTATTATCATTTATACTTATACCTCTATTTTTTATAAAATTTACTAATACTTTTTTTTTTATAAAATTATCATTTTTTGATAAATGTTCAAAATATAACTTATATGATTCTATATCAATATTTTTATCTTCATATTCCTCTTCACTTAAACTCATTACATTCTTTATTATTTTTATTTTTAAATTCATTATTATTATTTTATATATCTATACTGTTACAAATTAACATATTTGTAATTCCCGCAGATATATGCCATAAACTATGTATATAAATACTTTTTTTTTCTGTTATTTTTAATAATACTGATAAACATATAAAAAATATTAATTTTCTTGTAAATTTATTATTCTTATATATTTTATATATACTATATATTACACCAAATATATATTTTTGTTTATCAGTATTTACTAATGTTTTTATTATTGAATGAATTAAATAATAAAATAAAAATATTCCGGGTTCAGGATTTTTTAATAATAATGGTAATAAATAAAAAGTTGTAAATATACTATTTTTATCTATATATTGTGATTTTTTTTGTAAATATGGTAATTTATTTGCAATAAATGGATTATGTGCTATAAATGATGATAAACCATTTATATATGTTATAAATTTTAATTTTTCATTTTTTATAAAATATCCACAAAATACTATTATTAATGCCGTAAATGAATGTTCATAAGATGGATATGACATCCCCCCATATTTTTCATATTTATAAATCTCCATTTAAATATATTTTAAATTTTAAATTTTAAATTGATTATCTATTTAAATTATTTAAACACATTAATCCTATACATATTAATGAATCGCTGCATCAATCTAAAAAATATTAAATGGGTATGTCATCATTTACATATAGATAAATCACAAACTATTCATCCAAAATTATTAAATGAATCATTAGCTCATATGAAAGAAAAATGGTATTTAATGCGTGAAGTTAAAAAAAATTATACTAAAAAATCATTATATAATAGAATGTATGACACCACTGCTACTCTTGTTGAACAAGGTTGTACCCAAATGAGAACTTTTATTGACGTTGATAATATTGTTGGATTAGACGCTTTATATTGTGCTCGTGATATTAAAGCATTTTGGGAAGGTCAAGGTGTTGATCTACAAATTGGAACTCAATTATTAGAGGGTTTAGAAACACCCGAAAGTATCCAATTATTTAATAGTGCTGCCCCATTAGTTGATTTTATTGGTTGTTTGCCCTCACGAGATGTAAATCCTGCTAAACATCTTGATATTGTTTTTAGTAAAGCTGCTGAATTAAATAAAGATGTTGAAGCTCATTTAGATCAATGTAATATACCAACTGAAAGAGAAACCGAAATGTTTTGTAATTATGTTGAAAAATATAATTATCAGGGCAAAAGTAGAGCGATTCATTGTGTTAGTTTAGCTTGTCAGTCATTAGATTATCAAAAAATAATTGCTCGTCGTATGCGTGATTTAGATATTGGTGTTATTATTTGCCCAAGTGCCGCCATTTCAATGACCCAACATACTGATTATTCCGCCCCTATTCATAATTCTATTGGACCTGTTAAATTATTTTTAGAAGAAGATGTTAATATTGGTTTAGGTGTTGATAATGTTGAAGATATTTTTATGCCATTCTGTGATGGTAATTTAACGTTTGAATTACGACTTTTAGCAGAAGCAGAAAGAATTTATGAACCAAATAAATTAATTAATATTGCTACAAATACTATGGGATTTAGATGATACTATTTTTATACACCTTCGTCCATTTAAACGCAGACTTTCTAATATTTAGGAATTAACCGAAATTGTTAATTTAAATTAATTTATAAAATTGATTTAAAATTGATTTAAAAATAATATATATATAACAATATTATGCAACAACATGAAAACCAAAATAATCAAGTAAAA